GGTTCGGGTGCCTGCGCCGAAGATCTCGTTGTTGTCAACGCCCTGCGAGATTATACCCTTTTTCTTGAGGAGCATAAGCTGCTGTTTGTATGCGTAAACACCCTCGTTGCGGTCGCCTACCTGAAAATATCCTCTTGTCATATCATTACCTCCTACGTCTGACGGTGCGTCAATTTTGATTGTGGTTGTCGGTTTGGCTGTCGGCTTTGTTGTGCCTGCGGAAAGTCTCTTGTTGACCTGAGCTGCAGTATCTGCCATACGGCTGTAAAGATATGCACCGGGACAAGCAGTCGAAGCAAAATCCCTGTGTACGGTCATATTGCAGCCGTTGCGGTGGTTAACTCGGTTACTCTTGTTATCGGACCACACAAGCCTTTTGATGTCGTTACGCTTGCAGATGTCGGTTACAAGTGTTATGAGCGCACTATATGCCTTATCTGTGACCGCATACGGCGGCTTTGTGTCCGAGGCAACTTCAATTGTGATTGCCCTGTGGTCGTTTGATGGAGAGGACGACGTCCACGCTCTGTGATTCTCTGCAACCGAAAGACCGATCGAACCGTCACGACCGACAACATAGTTTGAGGAAACCTCTCTGTCGGTGTTGTAAAAATAATCGCAACCCTGCTTTGCCGTGACCTGTCCAACGTAACAATGAATTGTAATCGTGTCGATCTTGTTTCTGCGAGGGTCGTAATTATCGGTCAGTCGCTGATATGTAGCGAGTGAGCTGTTACTCATATTCACTCACCTCTTCCGTTTGTCAGTTCGGGGCTGTTCTTGACATCATCGGCAACCTGTGCGTTCTTAGTGAAGCTGTTATTCTTCCACCATGCGACGATTGATGCGCCGACGGTGAATATGTAGGTTACATACTCCTGCCACCGGTCAATGTCGATTGCTTCGCTTCTCTTGCCGAGGATAACGCAAAGCTGACTGATGAGTGCAAGCAAGAGAACTGCAGTTCTTGCCCATGTCTGTACGGAAACACCTTTTAAATTGATTTTCTTCATGATAATTTCTCCTTAGTCTTTCTGATTGATATGCTCTAAATCGCTGATTCGGTGATCGGCGACCTTTGCCTTTTCTTCGAGCACGGGGACACGCTTCGCAAAGTTGTTATGTTCCCGTACTTCTCGTGTTAATTCCTCGATTTTCGTATCAGTTACTGCCTGTGCCTTTTCAAGTTCCTTTGACATCTTGGCATTTGCCGCAATGTTGCTTATTACAACGCCGATAAGCGACAAGACGCCCGTGATGATTGCTGCGATTATTCCTTCCATGCTGTACCGCACCTCACATCAGCCCGAGGGCTTTAAGGATAACGGCACAAATCGGCAAGATTATATTAAATGCAATCGCCGAGCCTGCGACATATAAAAACGTATCAATAAGTCTGTTTCCTGTTGGTGTCATGTTATGATTCCTCCTTAAATTAAAATTCAATGAGATATTCTTCTGTGATTGTTTCGGGCGAACCTTCAGCAACAGCAACATACCTCTTACCATTGTAAGCATAATAGCCGTTCAGGATAAGTCGCATACCGGGCGACCAAACAAATGGATTATTAGCTGTTCCGACCGGGTTGTCCTGCTCGACGTATATAGATTTTACAAGTTTGTCTCCGACATAGTAGTTATGCCAGTCGTAGCCTATCTTGTCCGATTGCTCTATCTTTTCAGTTATGCCGCCGAGCTTTTCAACCGTTTCACCCTGTACGACCTTTCGCCGTATTGCTTTAGCTTCCGCTCTCGTCATTGTCATACACCCCCTTAATTATAGCGAGCGACAGGCTGTCGGGAATTTCTTCGTCCTCTGTCGGCAAAATCGGAGGATTTTCGACCTCTTCATCCGGTTCGTCGAGCGGTACGGCAATGTACTTTTCAACCTCAGCCTTGTTACCGAGCGGTATATCAACTTCCGTGAAGCTCTGCGTATTATCTCCGTTCAAGCGGATTTTGTATCCGTCGGGCGGAAGCACCTGAATAAATCCCTGTTCTGTCTTAACAATTAACTCCATGCCAAAGTCACCCCTTTTCCTTTGTACCAAACCTCAGTCTGAGTCGTTGAGTCACATACCGTACCTTGGTGAGTAAACGCCGCTATATAATCAACTTCTGCGCCGTAATTCTTCTGATCTTCTTCCGAAGATTGCAGATAGGTGTTGTGGCTGATATACTCTCCCGTCTCTTTGTTGCAATGACATTTCTGATTTTTCAGATCATCTTTACAAGCGCTGTTCAGCGTGAGTGTGCAAGACGCCGTTCCGGCATTTACCCAATCACGACAGCCGTTTAAAAGACTGATAATCGCCTCCATATTTGACTTTGTGAGGTTTGAACAGGCACCCATGGCAAGGTGCCCTGTTATGGTTTTGGGCTTAATGCCGACATAGCGCAAATTTACACATCCGGCGAACATGTTAAATCCGCTTGAACCGCCACTTCGGGTTATGTCAAGCGGCGTTCCAAAGATATATTTGAGATTTGAGCAACCGTTGAATGTCCATTCCCAACCGTTTCTGTACGTGATGTCCTCTCTTTTCTCCCCTGTTTCAAGGAGTGTAAGTTCTTCCACAGGAGAATTACTGAATAGGAACGCCATGTTCGCTATATTTTGAGAGCCCATGAGCACCATCTTTTTGACATTCGTACCACTAAGCCAAAAGACTGAGCTTGTATTGCCGCTTGATCTATTAAATCCCGAATTGTCAACACCCGATACATTTATTTCAACGTTGCTGATTTTTTCACTGAATTTGGTGCCTGCGGAATATAATGCATTAGGCGTATCCAAATAAGGCGTAACGACAAGACCGTCAGAGTCAATATAGTCCGAAGCTTCATCATCAGCAACCGCATAATCGCCGTAAAGAATTGAGGGCGGTTGCGTAGAGCGTTCAAACAGAAAGCTGATGTGTTTGTTGTTTTCAAGGGCGCTCTTATTCTCGTCAGTTAAGACAATAAGTGCTCCGACATTTTCAATCAATTTTTCCCAATTGTCAGCTTCATAGTCCTCACCCGTTGCTTCTTTCAGAGCCTTTCCAAGTTCTGTTCGGTCTGCTTCTTTTTGCTCCGTTTTCGCTTTTTCAATGACGTTTTCGCCCGAATCGTCAAGGGTCGGATTGAGGGTGAATGTGTACGGAATTGACTTCCATATGACTTTGTCACCGTCCTTGAGAACAAGCTGTAATTTCAGCGTATTATCCGTCAGAACCTCACTCGGCAGGTCGAAGGTATCGTTTGATACCGTATAATTAAAACTGCCCTGTGCGGTCTCACAGACGATATTTTCGCTGTATCCCTGCAACGACGAAGGGAGAAGAAACAACAGCGTCGTTGCGTTCTTCTCCCCTATCGTGCCGAGGCTTGAATATTCGGGAAACAGTCCCCTCTTTTCGCTGACAGTTATTCGGTTAATCATCGTCAATCACCTCGATAAAAGGCTCAATACTGATGATTTCCTGCGCCGAAAGCTCAAGGTCGCTGATGTCAATCAGCTTGATATCAAGCTCGACCTCTTGGCTCTGCAAGACGTTAATATCAGTCTCAAAGCTCTTGTACGCCTCATCCTCAAACTCGTAGATACGCTTCTCCTTATTCAAGGTACCGTATTTCTCGCAGAGCTTTATCCTCTCACCCTCATATATGCTCAGCTCGTCATTTACAGCTTTAACGAGCTTTGCCAGCCTGTAACTCTGCTTGACGGGCAATGTCTGCCCCGAAAGCCGTGAAAGCGTCTCACGGGCGTTTAAAATTTGTTTAATTGATGTTTTCATGTGTGCCTCCTTGTTAATTTTCAACAGTTATTTCACCCGTTTTAGTATCAACATACAATGCCGCTTTCCCTGCTTTTCCGCTTGCATAACTGCTCAGATAAACGTAGTTGTGTAAATATACACCCCCGTCCGGATACAAATGTATATTACTTGCGTCAATTGTGAGGTCGTGCGCTGCGGTAATAGCATCGTAATATTTATTGCCTCGGGTTAGCCCGTGAAATGTTAGATTTTCAATATATCTATTGCTTTTGGAATCAATCGTTTTTATGGTAATTCCTAACTCTGCTGCAAGAAGGTTGTTCATATACACAGAACCGTCGGTATTTATCGCAAAATTGCTTGTGTACTTATTATCGCCGAGTGATTCCCTAACTGCAAAGAAATATTCTGATGAAGATTGTGGGGCTTTAATGTGTGCGGTACAGCTACCGCATGTAGAATAAAGTTCGTTGTCCGCTATGTGCCAACCGCCCAATATAGCATTAACTGCCGTTATGGTTCCTGAAATAGTAGCATTCGTTAAATTAGCATTTTCACACGTCATAGTACCGTCTTTTGCAAGTGTAAAATTCTGTGTGTCAATAGTTAATTTATCACTTGAGATGTTGATTTCAGATTCGAGATTTCCGTTTTCATCCATCTTTACGCACATATCTATTTTCGCTTGTACCGATTTAACGGATTGTTCAACATCTTCCGCCGACGGTGTCCAATCGGTAGCAATGTTGCCTTCTTCAAGCTTAAATGAGGAAATGTCAATCCAATATTGTACATCCGCCTCACTCGGTTTTTGCGTACCATCCTTGCAGTTCTCGAAGAACATCCTTATATAGAAATGACTTATTGTGCCCGTAATTTTGAACGTCAGAACATATTTCTGCCACGATTCTGTGGGCGTCGGTGTAATGCTGCGGCTTGTATCAAGAGTGACCTTTGCATTATCTCCGGCATAAATAACAGCATATTTCGTGAGCTCATCTACTTGTGCACCGCTCCTTGTTCTGAGCCAAAATGACAAGGTATATGTTGTATTTGGCTTGATTTTATCAATTGTGCTTTGACCGAGAATATCGGTTCCAACAAAGCTTACGCCTCTTGTTGTGCTTTCGCCGTCCAACACGGAATCGAAGCCAACAACAGAATACTTACCCGAAGGTACATAGGTATCGGAAATTGAAGGGACCATTGGCGCTCTGCTGACCTTATATTTCGTCGGTGTGAACCCTGCAAAGCACTCGGAATTCAGCAGAATATTTCTTGTGCCGATTTTCAGGTTTTCCTCAACCGATAGCGTAATCTTGTCCGACTGTGCTTCAATGAGCGAATTACACCGCTCCTCGGTGATGTATCCTGCGCCCTGAATATTCTTGATTGACTCTGCCTGTGTTGAAAACTTTTCGGCGGTCTGATTGACGAATGTATTGTATGTGCTGTTCGCCACATAGTTTTCCTTAACCTCCGTTTTCAGCGCCGTATATTGGCTTGTTGCCGCCGAAGCAGTTGCCGTGATTTTTGCTTCAAGATCATTCTTGGTATCAACTATTTCGCCCTTAATACCGTTTATGGTTTGAGTAAATTCGGAATACTTGTCGTCAGATTCCTTGACAAGTGCCGTGATCCTCTGCTCCTGCTTGTCAACCTTGATCATGGTTTTCTTCAGCAGCTTATCAGATGCCGACTCTGCCGCCGAATAGTCCGTTGATGTAGCCTGCGGCGCTTCAAGCTTCGACTTTTCTTTTACTCCTTGGCTGACGGTCATATCGGTACGCATAAAGATTGTTTTGTACTCTTTTTCGTCACCGATCATACCGCCTGTGCGTTCACAAACCTTGAGAGTGAATATATCACCGAAATTAAGAAAGCCGATACCGAACGAGTCGAGCTCATAAAGGTAATATTCCGTATTTTTGACATTGTTATATATGCCTTGAATAAATGTCTCTCGGTATGCATCGTTTCCTGAATCTTCCATTATTTCAACGTTTGAGATTTTTACTGCGGTCTGAGAATCTGTAAGGTTTGACGGATAGAATACATTATCCTCCTGCGGCACTCGACTTAATACAACGCCCATAACCGGTCCGTACTTTGCACCGATAGTCACACTTCGGAGGTTGCTCTCGTCAATCACATAGCCGCTCTCTGTCGGCTTTATGCAATAAAGCTTAAACGGATCGCCACCGAGCGAATTCTTGAACGCAAACGTCACACCCGAAGCCTTTGCGATTTCGTCAAGAATATCGCGGTATGTATAAGCCGCTTCGGTGCTGTCGTTCTCAATGTCAAGATATTTCTCGCTTGTGATCACCTTGTCGGCGTTTGCCATTAAATTAAAACTGTTTGCATCGTAATTGATATCGAGCTTATTTAATATAGCAATAAGATAGTTTTTAACGGTAATACCGCTTTGCCACAATGATGCAGTATATGGCCGCATAGACTGATAAAGCTCATCGTAAGCAATTACGCTTGTAAGATTTTGTGCCGCATCATATTCGGGAGCTTCTGCGATATAAAATCCGCCGTAACCGATTGTTACGCTGTCACCCTCCGGGTGTGTTGCTTCGATTTTGAAGCTGTCAAGCAGCAAGCCTTTTTTGGCTTTTGCTGTCCAGTCGCCTTTGAGCTTAACCTCAAGGCAACGCATCACTGAGCGGTACAATGCCCCGTCAAAGTAATAGCGTATTTCATTGATATCTTCCTGGGTAATGTCGGCTATGTGGGTGTATGAACTGCCGTTTTTACGTTCCAGCTTCATGGTCGCTTCAACAGTCTTGCCCATTACCTCCATTATTTCCTGTACGGTTTTGCTCATAGCGTCACCTCCTACGTTGATTTCTTTGTAGCGATAACATTAAATGATATTTCATCAAATAATGTATCACTGATGTATTTTCCGCTACTGTCAAAATGTCCGTGCTTGTCCCAAAATCCGATAGTGTTTTCAACATCGTTAAAATAGAATGGTACAATCTGGAACTTTTGCTTACTGACATTGTATGCCCTTACAGTTGTTGCCGCTTGATTGAGCAAAGTCGAAAGCTCGGCACGCTCAGACGCAGTTTGATAACCTACGGTCAACGAAAGTTTAGGAAACAACCCTATGAGCGTTCCTTTAAATTCACCGGTCATTGACCGGTCTGCATCGTTCCCCCAGAGTTTACAGTCTGTAATTTTAGCATTTTGCACATTGGGAACGGTGTACCAGCTGCTTCCCTTTTTTATCAAAAGCATTTCTGTTGAGGTATCAACAGTACCTGTATAAATAGGCATCACAGCTCACCTCCGTTTGTTGCAAAATCAAATCTGCTTGAATGTTTTTTTGACGAAAAGGATATCTCTTTTCCGTCAAGATAAACTTTTATAACCCTGTCACTGTTTGCTTGCGACTGTAAGACACGTAAAATTTCAACAAACCGTTGATCAATTACTGCGATATATTTTCCGAAATCCTCTTTTGAGCTGTCTTTGGTGCCGACAAGATCAGAATATCCGCTCGAAACTGCATACGGAACAACTGTACTTTTAGCAACCGCCGGCATAGTAAATGTCACGCTATCGGCTATTGCTTGCAAGCGATCCATAAGAGTGTTAAAACTGTCAACCACAGTGTCTGAGAACTCGTTTAAACCGCCGTTTAGCTTAGTTGTGCTAATGCTCATGCTTGCGGTATAGTCCCCCGCTTTAACCTCCTCAGAGATTGCCTGTGCCAAGCCTGATACAGTCTTAACTACCTGCGGTGTTGATTTTTCAACACCTACGCCGATACCGAGACCGATATTAAGACCGACTCTGTCTCTAAATACTCTTGACGGAGAATGAATTTTAAGAACGTTTTCCGCTTTGGTGAGCAAAGAAGATGCAACATTTCCGACCTTATTTTTCAGCCACTCCCATTTTTCATTGAGACCGTTAGAAATACCAGTACAGATATTAGTACCAATAGATTTCCAATTTTTATTTTTCACGAGGTCATAAGCTGTTTGTAATTTGCCTGTTATATTACTCTTGATGTTCTCAAAGCTGGTTGAAACTTTGGAGCGCATGCTTTCAACGTTATTATGTATTGACGTTTTCAAGCTACTGAATTTGGTGCTTGCGGAATTATAAACGTTCGCCGCAACGGTAGAAACCTTTGAACCAACGTTGTCCCACGCTTCTTTGGTCTTTGCTTTCACGCTGTCCCAAACCTGAGTTATCGTATCTTTGACGCCCTTAAACTTCTCCTCAAAGAAAGTCTTTATGTTCGTCCATGCAGCCGAAATACCATTAAACAAACCGTCAATAATAAATCCGCCCTGTTCTTCCATAACCTTTGACGGGCTATGGATATCAAAGGCATTTTTGAAGCCGTCGATAAACGGTTGAAAAATATGTTCCTTGATCCAATTAGCGATATCTTTTATTTTTTGCCATATACCGTCGAGTAGACCTTGCATTGTAAATTCGCCGTCTTCATAGGCAACATCATGCCACCAATCAACAACGCCGTCCCATGCATCTTTTATCAATCCATAGAGGAAGGCACCTAATGCTCCGAGTGCCGCACCAATACCCTCACATAATCCATCAAAAATGCCATTCCAATCAATGGAACGAATAAATGTTGCAACATCTTCGCCAATTTGCTGCCAATCCGTCTCTTCGAGAAACGTGTTGATTGTGTCCAAAATACCGGTTATACCGTCCGAAACCATCTTTCCGGCTTGTGCCCAATCAATTGAGTTCCACAAACCCATAAGACAGTCGGATAATGCTTTTCCGAGGTCTTTCCATTTGATCGTTGCAAACAGTCCGCCCAAGCTTTCAACTGCAATTTTAAATTTTGCACCGAGAATTACACCGAGATTTTTCCAATCCACACCCGTGATTATCTTGTTGAGAAACTTTCCAAGCTTAACTCCGATGTTGTACCAATTTATTTTTTCAATAGCTGTCGCAATGAATGTTAACGCACCATTGAAGTAATAAGCAACCTTTGCCCCTATTCCTTCCCAATCAACACCGTTGATTATGCTGTTGACCTTATCGGAAAGTGTTGTTGCCGCTCCTGCCCAATCGCCGCTTTTCAGCTGTTCTGCAATGAGCTTTGCAAAATCAGGTACTTCAACGTTCGGAAGTGATCCCGTAGAGCTTGTTCCCGAATCAGTATCCGAATCGGAGCTGTTATCGCTCAGCTTGTTTATTTCATCAAATGAAGCAAGCTGACCTTTAAGCTCTTTGGTTGCTTTCTTCGCTTTCGATGTACTTGAGTCAATTGACTTTGATGTTGTCTTACCCATTATTCCGAACAAGCTCAGGAATTTAAGAACATAAGACACGCCCTGAGCAAGCAGATTTACCATCTTAGTGATTATAGGTCCGAGTATCTGACCGATACCGCTCCAACAAGCGTTAAGGGTGCTTTTAAGGCTTTCGTTTTCTTCCATATAAGCGCTTACAGCTTTACGAAGAATACCCATAACTCCCCTTGCCGCCAACAATGCGGGAGCAATGCGCTTTATTGAGGATAAAGCTCTGTCAAATCCGCCCTTGAGCTTGCTGCTGTGAAGCACCGATTTTGCAATGTTTGAAGCAACAGATTTTACTCCGGATAGCAATTTACCACCAACCGTTGCAGCCGCTTTGCCAAGACGTGAAGCTACAGATTTAGCTCCCTGTGCTATTCTTTTTAATGCACTTGATGTCTGTTGCGAGCCGCCTTGCATATCTGAAAGCTTTTCTTTTGCTCTTTCGAGTGAGCTTGAAAGCTGTGCATACTGTATTGTCTCAGAACCTAATGTGTGGGTGTTTCCCGATTCTTCAAATTGTCGTTTTGCTTCAACCGCTCGCTCTAATTTGTCATATACGAGATTGATATCACTTGTTAAATTCTTCCATTGGGAAGAATTTTCACTCACTCCACGATTTGCGAGTTTTTCTTGTCTTGCTTCCAAAGCCGCCAGCTTTTCCTCATACTTTTCAACAGAATTACACGCCTTTTGATATTCCTCCGTCGGAACTCTCTTTGTTGCAAGTGCCGCCATTTCGTCCTCAATGGCCGCAATGGTTTGTTCAAGCGCTCCTGCTTTTGCATTAAAAGAGGACAGCGCCGACGCACTGCCCGTAATCGCTTTATTAAAAGTCGGTCTTAAATTCTCGACTTTTTTATTAAGCGATTGTATGGCATTTCGCAGTTTTGCGCTGTCCTTTTCAAACCCCGTAGGATCTATTTCGGTGTCAACAATAATTGAACCATCAGCTTTATCAGCCATATTGTCACCGTCCTTTACGGGCTTTTACCGTCCAAAATTGCAATAAGTCTGTCCTTAGCCGCCTGTTCCTCAGCAGAGAGCCTCTTCTTTATAACGCATAAATCTTTGTTTGAGTTATAAAATTCCTGCTCCCATTTTTCGAGATTTTTGTGACTTGCCTTTTTGGATCTTATTCTCAAAACCGTTGAAAACAAGCCGTCCTCGATCGTCATATAATATCCCATAAAAGTCCACCAGTGCATATAGTGCACCTTTCGGGTTTCAAAGCCTGCAACCTTATTGATCGCAGGATAAAGCAACGGAGCGTCCTGTTCCCAATCCATTGTGCTGGGTGTAGGTCGCTTATTATCATTCTTTATCCCGCAGTCAATGAATCCGACTGCCGCCTTGAAAGCCACCTCATAGTCATTTTGTGGAATCGCATTAAAATCACGATAAAGGATATACAGACATATATAGACCTTTTCCTTATCTTCCAATTCAGGGTCGTTAAAAGCCTCTATAATTTTGAGGATATCATCCTTATTGGTTCTGATAGAGTATTCTTTGCCGTTTACATTTAATCTGTTTGGCAGCATACTTCATCACTTCTTTTTCTTGCGCTGTCCGCCGTTTTTGTGCTTGCCGTTGCGGTATCCACGAGTGTATTTTGCAACTCTGTCATCAATTTTTGCAAACTCATGGTCAAAGCGACTGCCGATATAATTACCAACCGCTTCAAGAGCGTTTTCGCAGTAGAATTTACCGTTACACGGAGCAAACGGATGAACTTTGCCGAAAAAGGCTTCCGAATAGTTGCCGCCGAACAAATAATCGCAGGCTTCATAAAGCTGTCTGACCGCCTCTGCCATTGTTTCCTTTGCCGACTCCTCGTTAGTTGAGCCATCGGGATTTATGTCAATATTTCCGAGCGGCTTTGTAATCTCAGGTATCTTTTTGACAACCTCGTCGTAACGGTCTGCCATATTCAAATCGGTCGGCACAAAATAGAACACGCCGACTTCCTGTCCGTATTTATTACGGATAACCTCTTTAACGGTACCGTCGTCAACCACAATACCGAAATTTTTAACTTTATCGTTTGCCATAATGATATCCTCCTTGTTTGGTTAAAATGATTGAGGGCTGTTAAGCACAGCCCACTAAGCTTATCAGGCAGAAGCCTCACTTTTAGTAAACGTCTTGCTATCAGCGTCGAACGTTCCCTTGACACGATTTCCAGCATAATGTACGGTAAACGGTGTCTGCACACCCGATGTGTCACCGCCGATTGACTTCGGGACTATGATTGCATCTTCTTTGTACGCCCAGAGACACGTTCCGTCCTCCTTAAAAAGTGCATCGACAACGGTTGTCTTGCAGGTGTCGCCTGTTGCTCTTTCATTTGCAAGATCCAAAATCTTTTTGGAAAGCGCATCGTCGTATTCGCTGTAATACGGGTCAGGCTCTCCCGACACCTCATATCCCTTTATGCGAACACTGTTTTCGCCCAAGATGTTTTTCTTTGTCTCAACATCAGGGTTGAGCTCAACATTGTACTCCTCAAGGTCTGCACCAAGGCGGACGTAAGCAGGTGTACCTGTGTTAAAGGATGAGTCAACGTAATGTGCGAGGTATTTTCTTTCAATACTCATTAAAATCACTCCTATTTGTCATATTCATTTTTGTATTTCAGCGTTGCTGAAAAAGACCAATCTTCTGTACCGTCCTGATATGCCGCCGCAAGGTGTGCAACATTGGTACGGCTTATAGACTGGATAATTCTGTTTCCTGCCGATAAGGCTGGATATTCTTCGAGCTTGTATGTTTTACCGTCAACAATGACGTCCTGCTTTTCAAGCCATTTACCTAGCAGGTCAAGAAACTCCTTAATTTTTATTCTCATTTGCTCTGTTGACGGTGAACAGCGGTAAACCACGCTGAACGGATATTGGCATATCTGCGTTACATGACCGCAAATATCTGTTTTATCTGACAATATAGCCGCCCCGGAGGTTGGGAAAAAGCCTATTCCAGCCGTTTCTCCGAGTGTTGAAAAAGCAATTCGTTCTGTCTTACCCGGGAACTCGTTTATGAGTTTCAGAAGCGTTGTTGAAACCACTTCCGAACCCTCGACGTCGATCTTTATCGTTTGTTTTGCTTTTGGTAGCATTATCCGCCGCCTCCTATTTCTTTAACTCTTTTTATCCAGTATTCACCGTTTCTCGCCTTAGCTTCGTCAAACCAATGTGACGTTGCTTCGGGTCTGCCGTAAATAAGGTCTCTGTCTGTAAGCACCTTAATTGCGCCCGGCTTTGCCCATGGACTTCCCGTATCGGGGTCAACCATTACTTTTCCCATATAAAGGAAACGGCTTTCAGGTCCAGGGAAAACAACATATCTTCCACCCTGTTCAACAGATGCTTTTTGTTGCAATGTGCCTGATTTAAGCGGCATCACGGGCTTGCAATCTTCAAGCACCTGATGTCCGAGCCAATCTTGAGCCTCTTGAAACTGTTTGGAAAAGCGGTCAAAACTTATATCGGCTTTGATCGTTCCGTCAACAACCGATATCCCTTTAAAATGACTTATATCGCTCATATTACCTACCCCCTATCTCAAAATGAGGAAGCAGAGAATAAAACGCACACGATGAAATGAGATACACTCCGTCGTATGCGTCGTTCATTGCGTTATAAAGTCCGTTTTCATAGTCCGAGTCGGAGACAGTCTTGACATCGTTCCAATCACCGACATAAAAGAAATCTTTCACAAGATCAAACGTTATCTCATCTGATCCTTTAAACACTTTCGGCTGAGCATATCGCTTCAATCCGTCCGTCGTTCGGATTTGCTGTTCCTTGTCGCTTTGTATCAGCAATTTGACAGTATCACCGTTGTTGGTTTCTCCCGGTTTCAGCTCGCTTGATTTCTTTTCAATAAGTGATACACCGGGAATTACGGAAACAAGCCATTGACCATCAAGATGATTAAAAAGAGTTATAGTTCTGTCAAACATAGGCTTCACCGCCTGCATACAACAGATTGATTCCGTTCGCATCAGGAACATTTGCGATATACCGTGCCGCAGTTTCAGCTATCAGCTGATTTTGTGCTTCCTTGCTTGCGGCCGCAGCGGAATACACAGATGAACTGCTGTTTACGGAAGTATACGAGACCGATTCTTCCCCTGCTTTTATTGAGGATATCGGTCCCGTGTATTTTCCGTCAGTATCAATCCTTGACGCAACCGCTTTGCGCTGTTCCTCTATCTTGTAAAGGCACTCAGCAACCGCACAAACGGCTTTCTGGACTTTTTCATCGTATATCTGTTCTGTAGGATAGGCTTTGATTAAACGACCGTATGTGAGCGTGTCAAGCTCGTCAGAAGCACGACTCAAATACTTGTTTATATCGTCCAAGGGGATTTCATTCCCGAAGTATTCTTCAACATAGAATTGACTTGTAGAATACATGCTCAGCCCTCCTTTGCCGGCTTCTTCTTTCTGCCGTTCTTGGCAGGCTTCGGTGTGGATTTATACTCTGTATAGTTCTCCGAAGCCTGCATCATAGCTATGCTCGTTTTGTTTGTAGCGGAAAGGATATTTCCCGTCCGCTTATTCATAAAGAGCATTGCCGTCACCTCAGTTCATCGTGTAATAAGTAGTACCCGAAGCAAAAGAGGTAATCTCGGCTACCGTGTAAACGCCGTTCGACTCGGTGTAATACGTCTTGGAGCTGTCATAGGTCTCCGAAGCTGTATTGACCTTTGTAAACGTTGCCGGCTTGAAAATGAGGTCGGGGGTAACCGCCTTGGTGCCGTAATAGAAGAACAGCTCAACGGCATAGTCGTCCGAAAGAGGAATTTTCTCTGCCTTATAGCCGTTGGAATAAACGGGCTGTGCAACCGCACCGTCAGCCATAATAACAGCGTCAACACCTGTGGGAAGATGAACGCAAGACTGGGTTTCAACGCCGTGCCATACATTAAACGACTCTGTACCTGTGTCGACATTCGCTCTCTCCTGCTTATCAAGCTGATTACGGATAAGTCCGTAATACTTCGGGGAAAGAACAAGTCTCATAATCTCACGGGGAATACCGTCAACGAAATCATTCTGAGTTGTTTCAAGCTCCTGGATAAATGCTTCGAGCTTATCCTCGATCTTGTCATATCCCGTAAGATTAACGCTTGTTGCGTTGTCTGCGGCGCAAGCGAAGAACTTCTTGTCAAGCTCTGAGTTCATAACAAGAACGTGGTTGTTTGTTCTGCGGTCGATTACACCCTCAACGCCCAAAAGACGTACGTCCTTCTCCGCAAGCTCCTCGATAATCTCCTTGTCCTGGTCAAGCGGGACTGTAACCGCCTGAGCCTTTACCTTATCGCCCTTACCTGCTGTTCTCGCAGTACCGTAGGCCTTTGCGCTGGCATTTACAAATCTCTTTGCTTCAAGTGAACCTGCGTCGGGATCGCCCGAGAGCTCCTTGTTTTTCATTGATGCGGAAACGAGCGACTTTTGAAGTCCCTCAATAACTGCACTGTAACGTTCGGCAAGATAAGCCTGGCCCTCTGCTTCTGTCAACATTGACAATGCTGTGATACGTGACATAAAATATCAATCCTTTCTTAATTTAAAAAATCTTAGGCGGTACTTTGGCTTTTGTTTCCGTCCCTGTGCCGTCACCTTGCATTGGTCCGGTAAACCTCGCCGCCTTTTCCTTTGCGGCAATTTCTTTTGCCGCAGCCTGCTTCTCTTCTTCCGAAAGATAAAGACCGTTGTCATTCTTCTTTGCCGCTTTCATAAAGTCGTCAAAGCCAAAAAAGGTATTATCCTTCCATTTAAGTCCGCTATCCTCAGACAAGCACTCTGCCTTGAGCTGTTTACGGGCATACGGTGAAGCTACTCCGTATTCGTCCAGTTTCTGATCAATCCATTCCGACTGATCTCTTCGTGTGAGCTTGCTTTCGTACTCGGACTTTGCATCTTCTGCCGCCTGCTTGTACTTTTCAAGCTCTTCCTGATACTTGTCGGGCGTCATATCGCCAAACTTTTTAAGAGTTTCATCTGCCTGCTTGAACTGTTCATTTGCATTCTCGAGATCTGCTTCCAGCTCAGCAATGCGCTTCTTCTGCTTATCGATTTCCTTACCGTTAAGCTCAAAAACACTTCTTACCTGCTCATCGGAAAGACCGAGAGCCTTGAGTTCTTCAGTTTTCATTACAAAAACCTCCTGTTATCCGCTAAGCAGTTGTTAAGGATGATGCTCGCACCCTGCGGATTTCGGCATTATTAAGACCGCCGACAGTCTGATAATGGTGCCCTTTGCCGGTTCTGCCCCGACGCTTTCTAAAAAAGGGCATAAAAAAACGCCCTGCAAAAACAGAGCGTAATTATAAATATTTACTTGTTATAATGACATCTGCCGTCATACCATACAGCACAATCATTCTCCCTGCATTTCTGAGGAACAACCGTACTTGATGTTACCGTTACTCCATCCGTTAATGTCTGTGTTGACGTATCGGCATTTTGAAACCACGATTGAGTTTCAATCTCTGCCGGTTTAATATAAGGACAGATCACGATGCATCGCCGGTTACTCTGATGCCGCAAAGCCGTGCCACGTCATATTCGATACGGCAGTCTCTTGCCGATTTCCAACCGCTCGAGAAAAAGGCAACATCCGCCTGTGCAAGAACCTCAAGAGATCTTCCGAGGAACGCAACCGGCAGATGCTTTATATGTGATGTATTATAATCATTGAAAAGGCTGTCAAGGATTTCAACGTCATTACCGTACATTGACTTGACCCGTTCAATAATCAGTTTCCTTTCGGCGGCAATAAGCTCATCCGACTTGCCCATCAAGGGCTGTGATATAAATATTTTCAAGTTCAAACCTCCTGTTTATTTGTTTTCGAGCATAGAAAAAGCCGCCACAGCATTTGTGACGGCTGTCATATAATTTCTTCAATTGATTTAATTTCGTTTTCATATATTTCCCCAAATTTAATATTATTCATTATTTGCATAAACGTAATCGTAGATTTCTTGAACCCGAAGACCGAGTTTATTAAGATTGTAGTTTTTATCAAATCCCTCGAATGTCAGCCAATAATTTAACTCATCAAGAAGGTCATTGCAGTCGTCTGAAGCTATCAATTTTTCCAACTTCTCATGATTTTCATTAAAAACAAACTCTCTTAAGAATTCAATATCATTCTTTTCGATATTTATCATTGATATCACCTCATACGTTTTAAATTGCATTGAATTATTTTCCCATCACTCAAACTAAAAGCAACGGATGCTTTTTTAGTTTCATATGTGCAGCGGAGATCTCCGTCCCTTATTTCGGGAATTGATGCAGAACCCTTTGTTAACGCTTCCAAAGAGTATTCCAATGGTGTTCCTTGCCGCATATTTTTGTGAGACTCTGCCGTATAACCGATTGTTCGATTTACAAAGTGTGGTGTAAATGCTTTTATCTCTTTTCCGTCTGACGTTAGTTTTCCTATAAAAGTTTCTTCTATGTTTTTTGCAACATCTTTATAGTAATCGTATCCAACAAGCGGAGATATTTGAGAACTCTTAACCGCATATGAATATCCCTTAATAAGTTCATATTCTTTGGGATTATTATACTTTATATCGTAGTATTTTTCAAGAGAATCCGGCAAAGAATCTGCGCCAATTTCTTTTTTCCATTGCTTATGATGTTCTTGTGCTTTTCTCGCCGCTTTCATAGCTTCCGACCTATTCCACTTGGCTATTGATAATCTGTCATCATAGCGTTTCAGACCGTTGCTTTCGCAAAAGTGGTTATATTCTGCATTATGCATTGAAAGCCTTGCAGAGGCTTTTTCGTAGTCCTCAGAGAGCTCTTTTTTTAAAGTCTTATCTTCTGCACAGTCGATAGCTTCCCGAAGTCCTTTAGCCTTCAGCTTGTCAGCTCGGATAGTACGCTCAATCTTTCTCTGCTTTTGTGAAATATCATAGGCTTTTTTATTTTCCTCTGCATCATATTCCTTGTAAGGATTATGATCGGGCTCCCCCGGGCCGTATGAGTGACGGCAATTCCAACCGCACAAGCCCTCACCCGAGCCGTAGCCTGTTGATGATATAAAGTCGGGATAACGCTTATCTCTGCCCGTTCTGCTGTATAGTTTGCCTTGCCACCAGTAATGATTACCCGGATTTTCGCCGCCGTCACCGTAACGTGCGCCGAGATGAGCCGAGACTCTTATCAAATCCCAGTCACGTTCTTCCATTCCCTGCAGCGTCATATTGCCGCTTGCCTGTGCAACGCCCGTTCTTACGGCTCTGAGAACCGCTGTTTCAATTGTATCTTTATGTCCCGACGGATAAATAACTTCTGTTTGCGTGCTTGCGAGCTCGCTGACAGCTTCTTTTACCGCCGCAGTATAGGATTGTGCGCCGCTCATTACTTTCATATGCGTTGAATCAAGCAGTTTGATAAACCGCCGCTGAGTCTCGTTTGCTGTCGTTCTCGTAAAGTTGTAGACCTCATTGTTGGTTCTTTGATAACAGTCGGTCAGGATATTTAACATCCGCTCCGAGCTAAGCAACGGTACAGATTCAAAGCCCTGCGCAACATAGAAAATATCATCAGCATTCCAAGCTCTTATACCCGCATCTTCAAAAATAGCCTTGATTTCATCTTCGGATTTGCCTGTGAAGTTATGTAATTCCTTTTGTAAATCCTCATACAAACCGCCTGCCTCTTTATAAACCTGCGCTTGCCATTGATCGGTACCGCTCAAAAGATCTTTTTCGCCACGTCCCATTCGAGCCATAAAGCGGCGAATCATATCTTGTGATATCCACATATTCAGCTCATCAAGATGCGGCTGCATTGTCTCGGCAATGGTTGCCAATTCTTCGGGAGTAAGCATTTATATCACTCCTCAAACAAGCCTTTCTTTGCCGATTGTGCTTCTGCAACAAGAGCCTTTGCTTCTTCCTCGCTCATACCTTCAAACTTTACAAAAAATTTCCAAGCGGGAACCCAGCCTTGAATTACATATTGCTTCCACGAAGCTTTGTCCTCTTCATAGCTGTATGTAATATCGCCGAAATTGTAATCAATATCATAAAGTCCGAGCGGAGCAAGGTTATATAGCGTTATGATCTGATCTGCACCGTAAAGTGCCTGATCGAGTGCGAGTCTGAGGGCGTCACGGGTATCTTTTATTAGCTGAATTGTGTCACGGTCATCGGCTTCAACCTGTGTTGCTGTAATCATACCCGTCTGACCGTCCATAACAAATGTGCCCTCAGAGAAGCCGCATTTTGTTCCTGCCAGTGAAAGGTTAAAGTTGATATCCTTAATGCGCTGATCCGTCAGCATTGTTGGAACGTGCTCATGTATAGCCGAGTTTTCATTGGCGTTAATTCCGACACCGAGCCCCTTAACGAACCTTGGAAGTTTCGTTCCCTGCTTTTGTGCCGATCGAATAGCAACCTGTGAGACAAAAGTAATATGCTTGCTGTCCTCAACTTCTGCATTCTTACGGCTGATTGCGACATCAACCGCTTTAAGCTCAGATATCGCTCCCGCAAACGCCGAAGCACCGAGCGGAGACGATTCGTCAATGAAATTATCCCCGGGCACTCTGAAATAGGCAAATAACGGTTTATCGAGATTTGTTATTCTTACTTCGGGCTCAATGTCTTTCCACGCTTCAACAGCATTGAGCTTAACAGGTTTGCCGAGTTGCTCATCATTACCGTTCAAAGGACTTTTGAACACCTTGTTTGTAATTTGATAAGTCTTACCGGTTCCGCTTTGCTCAAATCTGTGCCATTCGAGCCTTGTATATATAGAATCGCCCTGAACCTTTTGAACCGAAAAAATCGCGCCCTGTATATTGCCGTTGCTGTCCTTATCCGTAACAGCAAACTGCCCGGGGTACATTATGTCCCAAGACTCACCGTTATACTTAATCATCATTCCGCCGAGAGCAAGCCCTCTTGACAGCTTCTCCCCGACCTTTGATAACAGATTATCAGCTACGCTTTGCATGTATTCTGTTCTCGGAGATTGGCTCATTGCAACGCCTATATCGAGCGTTGTCAGCCTTGCTCTTGTATTGCACATAAGCAAAGCAAGATTTACCGTTTCAATATCATCCTCAGCATCAAGCCAAGGCGGAATACCCGTAATAATGGAGTTCCACTTGCTTTGTGCCGCATACATTTCCGGGGAATGGATGATATCTATGCCGAATGCCTCCGAAGCATTCTTCATTGTTAAATTAAACATTCTTCTGATCCTCCCTATGAGACGAGAACCAAAGCTCATATTATTCACCGCCTCTTATTCTCCTGTAACCCACCAGAATATTGTTCTGAGGGTCGTATAACAGAAGTAACGAATCATATCCATTGCATGATCGTTCCTCTTAATTACTTCGTCCTTGCCGTTTTTCTCGCTTGCTTCCTTATCCCAGCAATACGACCTAAATTCTCTGAATGTGTTCTCACAGCTTCTACTGAACCGCAGATTTCCGGCTCTCAAAAAACGTGTAACACATTGAATACCGTTTCTGACATCATTCTGACCTCCGACACAGATATATTTTCCGTGCCTTGTTATCGCTTCTATCATCGAAGAAGCCGACGGATCTATTACGATCCACTCGACGTCATATTCGCCGATGAACTCATCAAGCATTTTGTAATATTCCTCATCGCTCTTTCGATTGTTGCTGCTGCCCGAATAATACAGTTCCCGGAGCATTGTCGCTGTCTTATTGGCTTCATCAACGTCCCACAAGCCTGCAGCAAAAGGATTGACTGTACCGTAGTCGATCGAAACAAGATAACGATGTCGGGGGCTCGGTGGAAGTATATCGTCAACTATATGCCGTTTCTCGTCAAATAAAGCATAAACGAGACCCTCGGCAATACAACGCTCGCCCTCAATATCACGTCGGTACCATAACGATCCGACATCATACTGGCTTATTGTCGCTTGCCGTGAAGCCTCGGAGATGTTTATATTATCAAAAATTGTAAAATGTTCATAGTTTACGCCGCCGAGCAGTGTGCCGTCGGCATCTTTTTTGCGATACTTGTCTATGTAGTCGACATAAATCGGCGCATTCGGGTTATCAGGGTTTAAATCCCAAAAGAATTTACGCCTCTTCGACGCAAGCGTACGGTTAAACGCTTCTTTTATCGTATCGTCGTGATGCAGATTGATCTCTGTCGCAATCCACATTCCGTATGAATTTCCCCTAATTTTCTTATAGCTGTTTGCAAGCGCCCCACCCGAAAAGATAACAACCTTTTGCTTGTATCCGGTTGACGGTCCTTGTATCACAAGACATTCATTGCCCTTATATTTGCCCCAACGGCACTGGCCTCTGAAATAGTATTCAAGCCCGAAGCCGTTCGCATCGCCTATATTCAGCTTTGCGTTCGCCGCCGTCGAGCCTGTTGCAAGATGGATCTTATCGGGTGTTGTGCAGAGCTCGTGAGCGAAAGCGTAAACATTGTCTATCGTCTTTCCTGCACGAACTGCGCCCTCAGCTATGTTATAAATACAATTTGCACTCTTTCGGATATAGTCAATGTGTTTCTGTCCGAAGTTATACGGAATGGTTTTACTCTGATGAAATGTTTTCGCCATATATCACCGCATCCGTTTCTGACGTATCTTCGATTTCCACATCGTCCTTTTCCTTTATGAGTGCAATTTTTTGTTTTTCGATATTCAATTTTGAAAGTGTCGCTATTGCCTGGCTTTTAGCTCTTTGTACCCTTGTCAGCTCGTCCTCAAGCCTTGCCACAACGTTATGCTTGTTTTCGGTTGACGTTACCAATGTGTACGGTTTGGAGCTTTCGTCCTCCGATTCATTGTTATCGTTATCAACTCGCACTTCTGTCTTTACCGTTGTGTTTGTCATCTGCTCGTCTTTACCTTTTACCTTTTCAATTGCTTGCATTATACGCCGTTCTCTTACCGAAAACAGCTTGATCTGATCGAGCAACATTGTTTCTTCATCTTCGGGCATATCCTGTATCATAGCACGTTCGGCTTCGTCTATCGTATCCCAATACACTTGGCTGTAACCGCCGTGTTTAAGTCCATATGAGTTTCCGGGAGGTGCGCCGCTTGTTTTTGCGAAAGCGTTATGATTACCAAAAGGAGCTCCCGGTTTACCTTTTGATTTGTTTTTACTTTTACTTTTTACCTTTTCTTTCGGTAAATCTTCGCTGTCCCACTTGTCCTGACTCTTCCATTTTGCAACAAGAGACGCCGAGACACCCAGCTTTTCGGCTATCTCTTTGTTCTTTGCTGTCTTATTGCTTTTAAGGTACAATTTACGTGCTTTTTCCCTTTCGGGGCTTTTGGTTTTCAAGTCACTTTCACCACCTCGCTATTGTTTAGTCTTGCAACATTTAATTTTTTACTTTATTTTCAAGAGTCAAACCACCAATTTAACCAGCGATCTATCCATGCATAAACACGCAAAAAAGAGGTGTGACTTGTTAAGAAAAGTCGCACCTCTTCAAATCTATAATCCTAATTTTTTGCCATAACACAGTTAGCTCGCATTTTTGCAATAAATCTGTTGATTTTTACGGACAAGCGGTATTTTTTACAATAAATTCTGCAGTTTGTTGTAAAAAATATACGAAAATATCCATTCTACAGATTAGTATCTTGACATAGTAAAAAAGCTGTGCTACAATTGCATTATACAGAATATTTAACTAAAATTTGGTGTTGCAAATGAAATTTCTTTTTTGAAAAGTTTGGGATTCACTTACACAATAAATAATTGTCTCCCTGATTTTTTGACGCAAAACATTTATTATTATGTCGATTACTATCTGGGAGCCACTTTTGTTTACAAGGCTCGGTTTACCCGAGCCTTTTTACATAAAATCTCAAAAATCCAACCAGTAAAGGAGTGTGCATTCAAAATGAAAAAATCCATGTCCTCATCCTCAAATCAAACCATTTTCGTCGGAAACTTTTTCGGCAACCAGAGTTCGTTTTCTATCGGTTCAACTCACGATGAAAACGCACCACCAGACAAGGCAAAAGCGAGAAAAGCGGATAAGTCAAAACGCCCAACCCCCATTGGTATAATTTTGACCCTCTTTTTCGTCGTCCTCGCTATTGCCATAGTGTTGATGATTGTACACAATTACTTTCCTGAAGCTGTTGTTACCATCATCTTATGTTTGTTTGTAAAAAAGTTAATGTCCCTTTTCTATTAACAAACACGATTTATTCTATCACAACATATCCTTAATGTCAAGAAAAAGAGTAGATAACGACTTTTAAAGCTGTTATCTGCTCTTTCCTTTCTGTATCTCTATTATTCAACGATATCATTATAATACATCGCTTTTGAATAGTCAATGAAAACATTTTGAAGTTCAATCATTGCGGATTGTTTCGATGCCGAAAAGGAGCTTTGACATCTTGTCTATGGCGATATCAAGATCGAAATATACCGTTCGTTCATCAATGAAATACTCTTTTGCAAGGCTCTGTACACTTCGGGCTTCATCATCAATATACCTTGCTCTCATTATGTAGTACCGGCGGCGGTCAATATCGTTATCCGAAACCGCAACGATCTCACCGTACACCGACAGCATAGCGTCAATGTGTGTCATAATGATCTTCGTCTTTATCGCTGACTTCTTTATGCTCTCAACCACTGCATCGGTTCGATTGTTCGGGTCCCACATCAAATCAAGCACACTGATAAGCTCATCCGCCTGCGAAGCCTTGAAAATAGCTTCTTTACTGCAAGCCTTAAACTCACGGTAATTTGTAAGCAAGAGCTTTGTGTTATAAAGCCGTCTGTCTTTCAGTTCTTTCTGCCGCTGATTCTCTTTTCGTGCAGCTTCCGCCGTTGCCGCCTCCGCTCCGACTTTTGCCGCAAGTTTCACGATATCGCTTAACTGCATTGTCTTTCCTCCTTCGATATCCCATCTGAGCAGTTGCCCGCATTCACATTGTCTTTGATTTACTTTGAGCCTTTTACCGCAATTTGGGCAATAAAAAATCTGTGATGTGTTTATGCCGTTTATAAAATTCACATTACAAATCGGAATGTGAGAATCGTTGAAATTCACGTTTTACTCCTTTCTGTTTTTCAGTCTTCCGTTATCCATCCGACTACCTGAAACAAACAATATATTGCAAACATAACCCAGTAAAAGGTTCCTGCGTCAATCGCCGCTCCAATCATTGCAAATAGCACTATGCTCATACGTCTCCGTCCTTTCTCGGCAACCAGTTACCGTTTATCGTTTTCTTCGAATAATCAACAGTAAACGGCTTTTTCCGTACCTCAAAGTCTATTCCGCTGTTGAGGGTCGGATTAAGGTTGCTGTCAAACGATAACCCGCCAATCCAATTTTCAAGTTCTTTTTGACATTTGTTGCATAAATCTAAACGTTCAAATCCGTTCGGATGCTGGTCAATAGTTATTGTTGTTTTCGGCACACAATTTCTTTTAAACAGTGCGCCACATCGGTCACATTCATAAGCGGTCACTATCAATCACGCTCCTTTAATGCTTGTTCTGCTTCTTCATATGTAAAGAAAACTGTTTTTCCTATACTTCTACAAGAAGTCTCATAAAGAGAATTGCAGGAAAGTTTTAAATATAGACGACCTTTTTCTTTCAAGACAATCTTTTCAACTGTGGTTTTTATAATTTTGTTGTTTCTTATAAACCAACAGAACTCTCCTACTTTACAGGGCAGTTCAATTACTTTTGACTTATTGGCAAAATAATCACACCCATATACCGTTTTGCTATTAAGAGCATATCCACACACCGCATAATGTAAGCAGTATTTGCAGATCATTTGTACTCACCCCCTTAGCGATTTATGTCTTTTACAATGGCACGAATGGCAAAGAGTAATTAGATTATTTGGGTTATCATCACCACCTTGTGAAATTGGCATAATGTGGTGGACTTCTGCACCAACTGCCCACGGAACGTACACACCGTGTTCATTTTTAAAAGCAAGAAATGTGCCGCAATCGCAACAAGTCAAATTATCACGCCAAGTGATATTATTACTATACGAATTTCTTGTTCTTCCCCAAGTCACTAAACGATGATAAGTGTCCGAACATTCTTTACAACAAAATGATTTTCTGCGATTGCCTTTGATTCTATTTCCGCACCATTGACAATAGCCTTTGTTTACAAATGAAGGTCTTTTAACTGCCATATATCCGTATCTTTTATATGCTTCGCACAAACCAATCAGCGGCTTTCGGTTCATTTGTTATCACCTACCAATTTTTTTAACACATTGTCAATAAAATCATCAAAGTCGATATCCGGACTGTCATAACGATTATCGAACCATTTGTCCTTTATTATTTCCGCAAACTCTTTGTATGCTTCATTTTTAACTGCTGATATTCTGTTCATCAGCTCATATTTTTGCCCCCTAAGGTTGCATAAAAGGTAGGCTTGTTTTTGTCTTGCTTTTTCCAACTTATTGATTTTTGCCTGTTGACTCTCAATAAGGTTAACTGCCTGTTTAAGAGTTTTGATAACTTCTTTTTCCGTCATTATTTAACCTCCCATATTGTTATTTTTAACTGTCTGCCAAGCCATTTTAACCCGTCATTCGTAAGCTCATACCAAGCTGATACACCGACTACCCTTTTGGTTATAATGTTAAACGGCAGTTTATCCAAAATCGGATTACCGTCTTTCGGAGCTTCATAATAATTTCGGTACGGTTTATAGAATGCTTTCCCGTGTCGATGATAAGGACTTTTATAATCAAGCCCAACCATATGTTTACAAAGCTCAATCGCTCTTGCAAGCTCCGATTCTGTCAAAGTCATTTCAATTCCCATATCCGTTCCCATATTGCCGTAATACTCGGAACATTCATTATCTCGCTTTTCAATCCAATTCCGTGGGTGTCGGCAACCTAACGAGCCGTCTTTATACTCTATTCCGTATTCACCCTCGGATTCGAAGCAAATATCATCATACGGAGCTAACGGGCAACAAACACATTTCATTCTTCAACCTCCCGTTCAAGCCATTCTTTTGTACATTCAATGCAATCACCGTCTTCACAATCTCCGTATCTAAGGCTGTATGGACAAGCGAAAAACGGATTTGCACTTTCAGCCATTTCCTCAAGTGTCATTGATTTTATCTTTTCAAAGTTTGTCATTTTTCCCCTCCGCATATTTAAAAGCCAATATGATAGATTCTATTTCGCCTATAATCGGGTGATTAAGCCACTTGTAAAAAGTAATATCCATTGTTGCCAGTCTCTCAAACACACATTTGTATGCTTTTTTATTGTACTTTAGCAACCACATAATTATCTGAGGTTCTTTCCTTAACGATTTTTCAATTTTCTTATATTCATCTTCCGTTTGAAATTTTTCTTCTACAATTATATTTCGATACGGTCTGAACATTTGATTAACAACAAAGTTTTCAATATTGTAGACAATCATTCTTCAAAACCCCCGTCCATTCGAGCACCGCACATATCACAAAATGGCGGTCGGAAATCGTCCCATGTGTGTTCTTCTCCACATTCTGAACAAATTACAAAACCATCTTCGTCGGTAATCCATTCGCCGTGTTTTACCTCTTTGACATCGGCGATGGGTTGCTCGTTTATAAGCGGATTTAACCAACCTCTTATTGCAGGGTTATTAACTCTCTTATATATGGTTTCTTGAAGTTTATCTACGTCAATATATCTACTCATTGCTTTATCTCCTTTGCTTTATAAAATCTGCACACATCATCAGGCTTACGCTTGAGTATCGTGCAATACTTTCCTGTGCAGAATTGACATGTCTTGTCTTTACATTTCGGCTGCTGTTTCAGTCCCATGGTTATTCTCCCATTTCTTCGTAATTTTCTATATCCCACGCCATTTTCAGTGTTTCGGTGAGGAATTTATCATTGTGCTGCCAATATACCGGGTCGTCCATGCGGGAGTTTGATATCTCCGCTATTTTCTCAACGAGTTTATATAACCGTTCTCGTCCAAATCCGTATTCTTCGTGCAATGCAATGCAAACCAGCTTTAACAATCGTCTGTTCTGATTTTTCATCTCGTCCTTACACGCTCGCCGTATTGCTGTTCTCTGCTCTTTCGGCAGACATTCCGTTCTTATTACTGATTTCATGGTTATCTACCCGTAGAGCCAAATCCGCCCGATCCTCTCTCTGTAGCCATCAGTTCACTCACCTGTTCCAATTCAACCGGAACAATAGGAATAATAACAAGCTGGATAATCTTGTTGCCTTTTTTTAAAATGACATGTGTTTCACTATGGTTATAGAGCTTTGCAACAATTGAGCCTGTATATCCGACATCAATTACGCCCTCTGAGGTTATTCCGTATTTAACATTCAGTCCGCTTTTGCTTTTAAGCATTCCAACTGTATTCGGCGGCAATTCAACATGTACTCCCGTGTCAACAATTACCGATCCTTTTGCAGGAACGGTAACATCTTTCGGTGTTCTCAAATCAAGCCCTGCGTCTGTCTTGTGCCCTCTGACAGGCATATATGCGCCATCATCAAGGACGATCCTCATCTTTTTAGTATTCATAGTCAAGTCTCCTTAATCGATATGTTATATTTTTCAAGCATAAGTTTACGTTTGATTTTATACACGTCGGTTCTCATTCCTTTACAGTCCTCAACAACACGGCTACCGTTTTCATAGTACACAAAATCAGCTATGTAATCACACGGGCGTTCTGTTCGCTCTGATGTTTTCTGACTGTCAATCAAGCGGAATTTTACCTGTCGTTGTAAGTTGCAGATTATGCCTGAGCGCTCAAGCAAGCGCAATTCGCACCAACGGTTATATTCACGCTTGCTGTCAAACACTTCTCCGCCTACTCTGATTTTTTGATTATTGTACTTGCTCAATAGAGTTCGCCTCCATGCTGTACTGTGCGACCGTTGCCGTTCTGCCGAAGCGGTTGCGAATCGTTATCATTTCAGTGTTGATAACATGTCCGTCACGTCGGAGGTCATATATGCGAGCAGACAGACGTGTTGACCCCGTAAGCCGGAATGCGTCGGCAGGTGTCAGTTTTTCACCTGCGGACAAATGCTCAAGAATTATCTTTTTCTGTGTTTCACGTTCAGTCATTTTTGAACCACCTCAACTTTTGCCCACGATGCAACAACTCTTCCGCAGTCAAGTATTTCACCGCAATCAAAAATTGTTAGTAGTCTGTCACCCGTTGAAATAAAAACATTTGGATTTCTCTGCAACGCTTTAAATACGTTGTGTTCCGGCGGAAAAATAAAAGTTCGCTCACATTGAGTTGCTGAATAATTGCTGATAACCTTAAAAATCGGACTCGACCAGCCATTTCCTCCAACAAGACGTATTTCAGTACCCATAAGCTCAAAAACATCCGATACAGTATGTAGCTTCATATTATCCGACCGCCCTTTCCGCAAAGCATCTTGCGTCTTCTAATGTTTGAAATCCGTCAAAGTCAATATAGCTCTTTGACCTGAATGCAACAACGACAAATCCGCCGCTATTATGAATAACTCCGGCAAGGATTTCACGCTTGTTGTTTATCAACAAGTTGCCCTGCCAATTTGCATTACTTGTCATCGTCTTTTCCTCCGCAGATCAAGCAATATACAACTAAACCTATTCCCAAGAGTCCGTAGGCGAAAAATCCGCCAAAAACAAAGCTCATAATATTAAATTCAAAAATCATTGTTTTTTCCTTTCTGCCCCACCTTTTCAGATGGGGGCTTTTCAAATTAAAACGGTAAATCATCTTCGCCCGGAATTTCCTCAAAATCGGAATGATCTATATTTGCAACATTCTGTTCCGCTGCATCTGACCTCTTGCTGTCACAAGGTGTTACGCTTTCAACGATAAGCTCAACAGATTTTCTTTTCTGTCCGTTTTTATCTTCCCATATACGGGTTTGAAGTCTTCCCGAAACACCGATTTTTCTGCCTTTTCCGTAATATGTTGACAAATATTCGGCTGTTGATCTCCACGCAACGCAGTCAATCCAATCTACCGTTGCTGTTTCTTCGTCCTTACCTTTTCGCCTCTCAACGGCAATAGAGAACGAACATACCGAAGCGCCTGACTGTGTGCATTTAAGTTCAATGTCTGAGCCAAGTCGACCGGTGAATGTCGCTGTATTTATGTCCGCCATTATTTATTTCTCCTTGTTCTGACTGGAAGTATAATCTGTTGAAGTTCTCCTGCAGAAAACATAGCAAAGCGTGTCGGGCCGTAAAGAGTCATTTCGATTTGCTCTTTTGGAAATGCTTTTATGCAGTCAATCAGATATCTTGGATTGAAAGCTATTTCAATCGTCTCTGTGATAACGCCGTCAATCTCGGCTGACTCATCAAATTCCGTTGTTGACGACAAAACGCTGAAGGTAACGGTTTTATCTTCCGAAGCAGTAAGCATAACGGGAATTTGTGCTCCTCCGATACAGGCTTCTGCTCTGTTCAGAATATCCAAAGCGCCGCTCCTTGATACTTTGAAAACCGCCTTTCCGGGTTCAGTTGTGAATATCTTTTTATAATCCAAAAAAGTTCCGCTCAACTGTTTGGTGATTATCTCATAGTCACCGAATTTGAACAACGTCTTGTTTTCTGAGGTAAAGACTTCTGTCGGCTCACCGTTATGTAACGACATAATCTTTTGAAGTGTCGCAGCGAGAGCCAAAATAGGCTTTGCCTCAGACCGACATTTGCAATGTGATATCGCAGCTCTGAATCCGTCACATGCTACAATTGACGCTTCCCCATCCAATGTGTCAAAATACACACCTTTGACCGTTACGTTTGATCCGTTTGCATCTTTTGACGAACAGTGAATAACTTCTTTGATTTTCTCAAAGACCTCACCGTTTTCATCCGAGAATACCGTAGTCCACTTCGTCTCATCATCAAATCCCCCAAAAACTGATACGTTTGCAAATGTTCCTTTTGCTTTGCCGCATTTAATTTTAACGGTTGATTTATCCGCTGTAATCTCTGCGACTCCCTGTGGGAGTTTATCAATAAAATTGACTACCGTTATCGGTATCACAAATGTTTCATCCAGTGCAGGCTGACATTCCAATACAGCTTTTGCTATCACCTCACCGTCGGAAGCAATTAGCATTCCGTCTTTGTAAAGAATGCCCGATACCGTTTCTTTTTCGGACTTCACAAAACCTTTCAGCTTTTTCAATTTTGTTGCAATTTCAGTCTTTTCGACTTTCATATATGTACACTCCTTTTATGTATCATTCTTTGTCTGTTCATCCCAATATTCGATGAAGTAAACGTTTGTATTTTTCGGTTTTTCAATTCCGATTTTTACGGCATATCCTGCCTTTATAAGCAGTTTTGCTATTTCAAGCCGTTCGGCTTCATTTAAGGCACCGGCTTTTTGCGGATATATTCTTTGTATCAAAATCATCCCGCCTTTCTTACAACTGAAATCCGAGATTGAATGAACCTTGCGAAGTCTTTTGCAAACCTTTTCACTTCTTTCGGCGGAACAGAATCCCCGAAACCGTAGCATTGAAGAACCACTCCGGTACGCATATCAATTTCGCAGGTTACAAAAGGCTTGTCCGGCGACGCCGCTTTGCGAATAAAAAATATCATTTGCGTTCCTGCAATATGATTTTTATAGTAACGTTCGTTTCCTACGCAATGGCTGAGTGCCTGTCCCTCACGAATGAAGTCAGCTCTTTCGTGCGGAACTTGTATGCACATACCGTCTTTTTCATAGCCTTTAAACCATTGATTTACAATTTCTAATGCCGCCTTGCTTTTTTCTGCATCAATCTGATTTTTAACCTCATTGTATCTTTTGAGGATTATATCGTGAGCTTTCTTTAAATTTTTCGGTCTTGCGGTCTGCCCCATTATCGGAACATCAAGGCTGTCACACATATTGTAGTAATCCCTAAGCCAATAATTTATGTGTGAAATCGGAGCACCCGTTACGGCTTTTTGACGTAAGATATAATCATGCAATATGTCAGGTCTTTGATATTGAACAGCCTGTTGCAGACATTCATACGTCATTCCGGCTTTGTGTAACCTTCTTATCTCTTTTAAATCGTTTTCGTGAACAAACCTATCTGTGCTGTTTATAATCCTGTGTTCTGGAACAGTCACGCCCATATTGCGGTACATATCAAGATATTGCCTTTTTATCCCGCAACCGTCATTTAAAAAATCAGTTTGAGTAAAATAAGACGCTAACGATGCCAATCCCATTTTGCAAAGATATTCGGTTTGCGGATAGTTCTTCAAATTATCTAAAAGTCCGATAAAGTTCATTGGACTGTTTTGGGCCTTTAACACTTCCGAAAAATTAACATTGTAATACTTATAGCTGAATGTCCGTTTCAAATCTCCGGTATAAACATAGGCATCATGGCGGCAAGTTTGATTGATAAAAGCCTTTGTGAACTCTCGGCTTGAATAATAACTGTTGGTTTTGAAATATGAAACTATTTTCTGTTTGCCATTTTCATTCAGATAAAACGTGTAAGCATCGTCCTCGAAGGCAATTAAAGACTTTTGCCCTGAGAACCGTCTTGTTACTACCGCCCACCGTAAAATGAGCTGATTTGCCTTTTTGTAAGGCATTACGATAGTTGTTATGTTTCTTATACAATGTTCATATCGTTCTGCCCACCACAAAGCCTTGCTTTTGCACTTTGGGCATGCTGTTTCTGACTTGTGCTTGACATTTTCTGTTGTTATCCACGATTTACCGCATCGTGTGCAGGTGCATTCCCGTGTATAATCCGAACCTTTGTTTGAGAAAAATATGTAGGTTTCTTTGAAAGCGACATTATTGCAGAATTTTTTCACCTTGTCGTTATACTTCGGGAACCAGTGCCGTCTTTCTTCAAACAAGCCCTCCGCTCTGTCGTTTGCCTCTTGCCTTTTCTCTGCTTTTCGCCTTTGGATTGCTCCGTCAATAACCGCAATTATGCCATGGGTAGTGTAATATTGCCACCCGGTTTTTGACATATAAAAGTACTCGGACTGATTGTCGAAAAAACGTTTTGCAGTTTCAATATCTTCATTGACCGCAGCCGAAACGCAAGATCGGTACGAATTATTTTTGTCGGTAAACATCGGGGCCAAATATTTGTCTACCCATTGATCCGACTTAACTTTATAAACTATGCTGTTCTTTCTGTCTGCAAAAAATCTTACTTGCAATTTGTTATCATCAATGCTATAATTATCGGCAACAAAGATTTGTCCGCATTTTGGATTTTCGACGACCTTTACTGCGGTGACAAATTTTGTGTCTTTCAATTCCTTTTTGCCGATTTTCGGAATCGGGCAAAGAGGAATTTTTTTAAGCTCTTTTTTGTTCAGCATAATTCACACCTCACCGAAAAGAGAAAGTTGAATTATATTTTGATCTTTCTTTTTCTCCACATTTGCTTTTTGCTTAGGTTCGGGCTTCTTTTGCTGACTGCCTTTTGGCTCATTCTTCACAGCACTCTTTTGAGAAAGATATTTTTCCGTCGGGAACTCGCCGAGTTTAATCGTCATAATGAAGCTCACTTCGCTGTCCGGAAAGAAAAACTTTGCTGCCCTACGGTAGACTTCGATATCGGAAATCGCTTTACCGCAGCCCTTCATTATGTTTTTGATACATTCCGCAAATCCTCTGTTGCTTTTAACAACGGCTTCTGCAAAGCGTTCATCTTGATTGCAAAAATCTCTGAGCGAATTTGCAACATATGTATATACTGCTTTTCCGTACTTATCGCCTTTAAAGTCTTTCTGCTCCTTATTTATGCGCTCAACCGCAAGCGCTTTGAAATTCTTATCACAGTCAAACAAGTTAATTACATCCGACATTGTTATTCACCTCTTATATCGGTTATTGGAATTTTTACCGTATACTTTTCGGTACTGTCTTCCATCAACTGTTTCATTGTAAGAAAAGCAACATACTGATCCGGTTTGAGTTGCTTCTCAAGAAGTTCTGTATAACTCAAAAGAACCGCTGTAACAAATGGCAAATTCAATGGATTGAGCGGAATTAACGCCTGTGAAATTTGCATTGAAATTTTGTTAACAGCCTTTTTGATTAATTCGGGATTCTGTTCAATTCCCGCAGTCTTTAACAATTCATTCGCTTCTGATATAAGGTTATTCATATGTTGTTCTCCTCTCATTTTATTACGCACCCGGATTTATAAAATCAAACAAAGTCGGTGTGTCATACTGTTCTTCGGCACTTTTGAGATATCCGACGCCGTCACGGAAATAATCTGCGTTGAGCTCAATTCCGTATCCTCGGCGGTTCATCTTTACGGCCGTGTATGGCACCGTCATAAGTCCGCCGAACGGGTCAAGGACAAGGTCGCCTTCGTTGGAATATCTGTTGATTATTCTTTCAACGATATCAAGCTGAAGCGGACAAACGTGCAGATTTTTACGGCGCTGACTTTGAGACGTGTTAAGCGTACGCATACGATTGATATCGTCCCATATCTGATCCGACCACGAAGCAGGCGGCATCATCATAAATGTTGCCGGGAGCTTGCCATCATCATCGAGGGCTTCGGTCATTGCAACATGCTGATTAAAATCGTAGACATTAGATATTGACTGCTTTTTGTATGCTTTTTGAATATCCTTAACGCTCATTTTTTTGATTTCTTCCTTTGTCAACAAACGATCTCCACTCGAGCGGTAAAAAGCGTGTGCGTCAAGCTGCCATCGTGCACGGGTATAATCAGATTTATCTTTGGTTACCGGTGCATCAGCGTAGGCTTTTGTGGTGTCCGTCGGCAGCTTTCGGAATAATAAAACATATTCGGGACAGCCGATGCCCATCTTTGTGCCGTCCTTGCACTGTTCGGTCCAACCGAGGCGGTAAGTCTGATTGTTTTCTCTGACAACATCAGTCAGCACAACTATTCTTCCCATATAACGGAAGCCGTGTTTTGTGAAATGCATAACCGTCATATCGCTGAAAGGATCAACCGTCGGCATTCCGTCACCGGTTGCATTACCGAAAAGAATTCTGTCTTTGACATGGATCGCCGCAATTCTTCCGGGCTTTAAAATCCTGAGAAGCTCCGGCGTAAGGAAATCCATCTGCTCAAAGAATTTATCATTGTCGGAATTGTGTCCGAAATCGTTGTAACTCGGGGTGTATTCATAGTGATTCGAAAACGGGATTGAGCTGAGGATCAAATCAACCGAGTTCTCCGGCATTGACTTCGTTTCTTCAACACAATCATTATTGACCGCCGTAAATCTTTCGCCCTTGACTTCCACTCTTTTCACTCCTTTTGATCTTCTCATTTTTTCCATAATTACCTTATGGCTTATACCGTTTTTGCGGACAAGCTCAGACATCTGCCGAGATTGATAATTAAATCTGTCCCACTTCGCAAGCAGCTCGTCGAGTATGCTTTGCTCATTTGCGGTGTAGATAATGTCAATAATGACCTTCTCCGTCTGCAAGAAACGGTAAATTCTATGTATTGCCTGGATAAAATCATTGAATTTGTAATCTATACCGACAAATATCGCCCTGTGGCAATGCTTCTGAAAATTGCAGCCAGAACCGCTGATTATCTTTTTTGTTGCAAGAAGTCTGATTTTGCCCTCAGAAAAGTCAATTGTGTTTTTCTCTCTGATATCGAGATCTTGTGAACCGTAAACCTCAACGGCTTCTGGCAGAGCTTTTTTAATCGCTTTCCGCTCACTTTCAAGGTCGTGCCATAAAATAAAATGGTCGTTTGGTGCGCTGTCAACAATTTCTTTCATGCAAGCAATACGAGTTTCCAAACTGTCCTGTTTTTCTCTCGCCGCTTGCGTAAGCCCTTGCGCCGCATCAAGTTCAAATTCTACTTGACCGTTTCTGCGGTCGGTCTGATATCTGATTTCCGACGTCAGCTTGTGATACCGTATATCCATTTGCGGCAAATCATATCCTGTTGAATCAAATCCGAGATCAGCCGGTGAATTAAGGAACAGCGCCCACGATGACACCCACAGCCAAAACTCCTGTTCCTTGTGTGGATAAAGTGTAAGGTTGTTTGCTTTTGTGCTGTCTCGCTTAAAAAATCTCGTCAAAGCCTGTCCCGTGTCCATAACCTCAAGATATCCGGCATAATGGATTATTTCTTTGTATTTGTTCGGATCGGGCGTTGCCGTTGCGACAAGCTTATTCTTAATGCCCTTGAATTTCGGCAAAAACATCTGATATGTTTTCGAGCCAAACGAGCGCAAAACCGACGCTTCGTCAAGGCATACGCATGAGAAGTATTTCGGATCAATGTCACCGTCACGGACACGTTCATAATTTGTCATGCATATTTCATCGGTACAGCTTTCGATCTCGTCCATTGTTCGGACATACTTCGGCGGATTAATACCGAGTAAATTCACGGCGTCATGTGTGAACTCCTGCCTAACGCCGAGCGGCAAAACAAGCAGCGCTCGGCCGCCCTCATGCTTTAACACCAATCGGCAAAACTCAAGCTCCTGTACCGTCTTTCCGAGACCGAAAGACTCGAACAATGCACGTCTACCGCCCTTACAAGCCCACTTGACAGCTTCTCTCTGGTGCGGTTTTAAATTTGGATTTATTTCATCGTCTGCAACGTCAAAGCCGCTGTCCTCCGCAATGCAGACTTTGTTATTTAAAAAATCATCGTATGTCAATTTATCTCTTCTTTCTTCTGAAGGATTCGGCAGTCACATTGATAGTGGTGCAGCTACCTGTTATTCTGTCATAGATTTGTTCGTTTAACAGCGTTTTTATTTCCTCGGCGTTTGAAATGTTTGAGGTGAAAATCGTAGGTTTAACATCATTGACACGGTTATCAATGATCGTAAACAAAACCCGTTTCCATCTGTCGCCGACATTTGTTACGCATATATCGTCAAGAATAAGCAAACTGCACTTTGAAAGTGACATAATCGTTTCCGCTTCCGTTTTTCCGTAATCGCCTGCACAATTTGCTTGTGCAATTACATTTGTAAGAGAAGCAAATTTGACAATATAGCCTTGCTTAAGGACTTCGTGTGCAATGGCAATTGCAAGGTGTGTTTTACCGCTGCCCGTATTGCCGATAAACAATATCCCTTTGCCGTTTTCTTTTAATTTTGGGAAAAGCTCAGCATATTTCTTTGATATGTCAAATGCCCTTTTGAGCTCGGGTCTCATTTCAAATGTTTCAAACGTACTTTCGGCATATAACCTCGGAATATTGCTGTTACGGATATTCCTTTCAATCTTGCGTTGACGTTGCGCCTCGCGCCATTCCTGTTCAGCTTCTCTTCTTTGATTGATAACACAGTCGCATTCGCCGCACCAAAGATTTATGTAAGGAACAAATCTTTGTGTATATTCATTGCCGCAAACAGAACATATCTTTTTACGTGTTTTCCAATTCTCTCGCATATCTTAAAAACGCCTCGCTGTCATCCTCTCCGGTATAAGCTGCCGGATCAGTCTTATCGTATGACTGCTTCGGTCTATATCCTCTTGTACCTCCCGAGTCTTGAGTTTTTGATAACCAAGTCACAATAAACCTTTTTATCCCTCTCGGGGTCTTACGCTTTGTCGGATTGGCATTTAGCCAAGCTCTCATACGCTTTAGATCTGCCAATATGTCTACCGCTGGGAAAACATCTGCCCAATCATCAATTTGACTTTGGCATATAGGATAGTCATTACCGTCAATCATCGGTAAAGCAATTATCGTCGGCTCGGTTGCAAGCTCGACTTGCTCCGAGCTAATATTATTTACTTTTATCGGGGTTTTCGGTACTTTTATCGGGGTTTTCGGTACTTTTAAGGCTTTTAAAAGTAATCTTATTAAGAACACTAAGCGGAACGTCTTTTTTATCTTCAACATTCAGAAGCCAGTATTCTTGAATTATTTGAATTTCGTCACGGCTGTTAAACATTCTTATATAGCGCCGCTGGATACCAGAAGAAGTCAAAATACCAAACACATTGAACACCCTTTCGTCAAAGAAAGAACATTGTAAGCACCCGGTAATGAATTCTTTTACTAAGCCGGAATCACAACCACAACCCGCACCGTCTGACACTAAGAAGCACTTGTTTTCATTCCACTCTATGTAGTATCCATTTTTGCCATATAAGTCGCACAAAAGGTAATCTAAAAGATACATACCTTTTGCGCCGAACCTTGCTCTTAAAAGTCTGACTTTATCATCCTGATAAAAGTCTGTATTCTTAGGAAAGTAATCAACCCCGTCCTTTATAGGACGAGCCACACGATCACCGCCTTTTCTTGGTATTGAGATTAAGACAGCGGCAAAGATATTCGTCCAGCTTGATACCGTATACAAAATACTCTTGGAAGAGATCTTTCTCTCGGAGATGAGCTTCATCGTGATGCTCTCGGCATAAAGCTATTGCTTTAAGGCCAACGTGAACTATCTTTTCACGTTCTCTTCCCATTCCGATACGGTCAACGTGATGAACTTCCGCAGGCTTGTTGCAGATTGCACATTTACGATGCTCAAGGCACATATACAGATACTTCCCGATATCGTCAGTTTGATTGAGAAGCGTGTCCTTCGTCGGAACATCGTTATAAAAGCAGAAGTTAATCAAATATGTTATGAAATCCTTTGCTGTTGTCATATCGACATCTGATAAGCTAAAGGCATCGACACCCGACTTTAAGCAAAAATCCCAGGTTAAAAAAGCTCTTATGTACTCAGGCTCGTGTCCGCTCCAAATAGCAATATCTCTGACAATCGCAAATATCTTCTTGCGCTGTTCGTTGGATATCGTTCTTCCATCGTTCAAACGAATTTCAACCTTTCCTATATGCTTCTTTGCAATTTCTCTTGAAAGGTCTGCATCCGGTGCCAATATAAGCTGATTATCAACTACCTTGAGTATTTTTGCTGTCGTTATCAATGCCGTTCACCTCTTTGTCTATGTGCCGATGCATATAAACATAACCGCCGTTAGGCCCGATGTTACGGTATATGAAATCATCACATTTTTGTTTTGATAAATGGTTCTTTATCACTTGGAGTTCGTAGGCGTATTCGCCGTTTTCCTTCTTCTGACGGATTCTCTCCTCTATTTCGTTTTCATCGTAGTTGGCTTCAACCATAAACAAGTCATAATTAAGAGCCATAATGCCGTTCATGTTGTTCGTGTCGGTGCAATATATCATCTTGCCTTTCTTAGCAAAATGTATTTTCCAACCGCAATTCGGGACATTGTGAACGAGCGCAACGGGGATAACGTTGCACAAGCCGTATCCGTACAGTCTGTTAAACTCCAAAATGTCAATGTTATTTTTTGACACACCACAGGCTGTCAAGGGTTCAACAAGCCATCTACAGCAAGCAAAGCGCAACGTCGGCCTTTCTGCCGCTAAACGTCTGATTGTCCGCTTGTTGAAGTGATCCGAATGAATATGTGTTAACAGCACCAATCTCAGATCCGAATAAAACGGTTTTAAGGCTTTAAAACCTACACCGCAGTCAATCAGTATGACCTTTTCTATAATGACCGCATTGCCCTGTGAGCCTGTGGAAATGATGTTATATTTAATCAAGGCTGTTGAGGTCAACCTGTTCCTCGACCTCTGTCACCTCCGGCTGTGAATTCAATGCCGGTGTTTCTGTTGGTTCAGTTTCAGATGAAACAAAATCGCCGTTCGCCGTAGTTTCAATCTCTTTGTTATCGTTTTCAAAGGCGGTAATCATTTCAATGCTCATTACACCCCAACGGCTGATGAGCTGACGAAGCATTGTTTTCTTTGCCATATCGTCAAAGTTCTTGTACCAGAATGAAGAATACTTCCACATATCCCTGTCAGAAATCTGACCGTTCTGTATTTTGTAGTAGCTTTCCTTTGAAAACGCAGGGCTGAATTTATCGGCATGAGAAAGCATCTTTTCTTTGCTCCAATATATCGTTTTGCGGAAACCGTTAAGATATTGGAACGTCGCACAATAGCCGACAGTCGGAGCTTTTTCTCTTGCTTCGTAATCATCAATGAGTTTCAAATCAACATCTTCCGTTATCGGATCGAAGTGAACAAGCTCGCCTTCCTTTACCTCAATTACATTGATTTTAGTGTACTGACCGCTCCTGATTGCAAGCTGAATATATCCCTTATATCCGAGGATAAACTGTGCTTTGGTACATTCGGGTGAAATAATACGTCCTTCACTGTCTTTCTTCGCCTTGATTTTAAACGGCACAAGATAATACTGACCGAGCTGCGGCGACGGCGATAGATTAAGGCTTTCGCCGAGAAGTGCTCCTGAAAGTATCGATCCCGCCTCGCACTCCTGCAAAGCAGGATTTACGGCAACTGCCGATGAAATAGCGGCAACGAAGCGTCTTGCTCTGTTCGGATCGCCGAGGGTATTATTTATGAGCTTACGGTATTTGTCGGTAGATATAGCCACGCTGAATTTTGGTTTCTGCGGTGCTGCAACCGCATTAGAGTTGTTCATATTCTCCGTTCCTTTCCATTATGTTTTTGATTTCTCTGATTGAATTGAGATCGTATGTCGAATACTTGAACGCAACCGTATATTTCTTTCTCGGTGCTTCTTCAATTTGTTCTTCTGTCGTCATCTGAAGCTGTTCGGGAGCCTCAAATGCTTCGTCCTGTTCAATTTCTTCAAGGACTTCATCAACCTTTGCGGCAGTCTCTTCGGCACTTTTCATAGCTGCTTCACGCTCTGCCATCATTGCCTTTTCTGCTTCGATAGCTTTTATCCTGTTCTGTACCGTAAGGATTGCTTGTGACACATTCAAAGACTTCTTATATTCAACAAGAATGTCTGCCGAATACTCCTGGACCTTAATCATTTCAAGATCATCCGAAACTCGGTCGATAAACTCTGTAACAGCAGTCTTAAGAGATTTCAAGCTGCCCGACATATTGATTTTTAATCCCATCGAATCAAACGAAACAAAATCAATGTTTTTGTACTCGCAATACTCATTGAAATATTGCAGAACCTTCTGCTTCTTTTCTTCCTTTAAACCTGCTTCAACCTCTGAAATACGGGAACCCAGCTCGTCAATTGCAGGCTTAAAGTTTTGTGTAACACATCTCTTGTAGACATCTTCAAACGCCTCATACGGTGCATTGATAGCTTTTTTAATCGCTTTTCTGCGCTGTTCAAGGTCGTTGTAATCTGCGTTCAGATCGGCTCTTATACTTTTGATTTCCTTATAGGATTCTTCGGTAACGCTGAGACTGAGTGCATAATCGACTTTCGCCTTGATTACATTTGTAAGCGATTCGAGCTGTTCTGTGATAACCGGCAGTTGAGTAACCGCCATTAAATCATTACCTGTCGGAACATCAACAATCTGTTCCGCAGTGGTTTCAATTACTTCTGACAAAATTTTCATCCTTTCTTTACTTGACTTATCGTTCATTAAGTGATACAATAGTCAATGTGATGTGGGGCGTATCTGTGTGAGCAGTGCGCCTTTTGCTTTTGTAGAGAGCTTCTGCTAAATCGGAGGCTCTCTTTTCTGTTATCTGCTCGGCTATAAGCTGTGCGAAATAACTGCCGCCGAAACGAAGTCCGCCGTCAGAGCCTTCACGCTGAATAATTCTGTGAAGCTTCTGCTGAGCTTTATTGAAAGCATCGGTGAACTCTTCAACACCCGGTTCATCTCCGAGAATTCTTTCAACCATTGATATAAGCTGCATCGTTCTGACCTCCTTTTCTAAAAATATTGCGGATTTTCACCGCACGGATTCCGAGAGCAATGATATATTCACATCCGTCGTGGCTCATCATTTATGAAAGAGAAAAAAATGGGAAAACACCCAAGCGGGAACGGTGAGAGTCGAACTCACATCTGTCCATATAGCGAACTTTCTGCCGTTGAATTACGTTCCCGTGTTGCTCGTCTGTTCCGAGCCGTCAACCGAATGCCCTTTTTACTGTACTTGTATCGGTGTCCGTTCCAAACCTCTGAGTTAATAAAAATAGAAAGAATGAAAAATATATGGAGGTAACAATCCAGAGGATTTTCTATGGGTTTGGCAAAGGCGGTGGGGATCGAACCCACAATCACAGGATCAAAGTCTGTTGTCTTACCGTTTGACTACGCCTTCATATAAGGCTCAAGTGAGCCTTAATCTAAATGGATTAAAAGTGCCGGATCTACTTGCAATACGCGAGCTAATCTTATTATTTTGTCTCTTCTCATATTGGAAATAAAACCTGTTTCCCATTTTTGCACCGTGGACTTGCTTACTCCGACAGCATCACCCACCGTTTTTAAAGATAGTCCTAACTCTATTCTTCTTGTATGTATAAAATTTCCAATAGTCAACATTGCAAATCCTTTCATTTGACAAAATTTAATTCTGTGATATAATGAAAGCGAATAGTTACACATATTCACTTTCTCAGAGCTCGTTCAGCGGTCACTGGACGGGTTCTTTTCCTTTATCAGGACTTTTTCTGCATTGGCTTCAAAGTGCTTTTGTCTGAGCTCCTCAAGCTCAACATCTCTGCGGCGCAGCTTCATGCTCTTCCTGTCAAGCTCTCTTGCAAGCTCGATGTTACTCTTTCTGAGCTCATCGGCTATGTCACCGAGCCTGTCCTGTATTGCTTGATACGAGCCAAACGCTGCGGCAAGTGCCAGTATACCAATTGTAAATCCGCCCGCGAAAAGCCAAAATATTAAATCCATCGGTTATACCTCCTTTCAACTGCTTGTCCGTGTTGCCCCTCAGAATTCTTCGGGGTGTCTTGAAAACCAGTCCTGAAATGCTTCGGCCATTTTCTGACCGGCACGCTCGGCAAAATCCGCTCTTTCTTCTTCTGTGAGTTCGTCGAACGGTACTTCCGTTCCGTCCTCTTTAATAAGAATGTTGTAACAGGTCAATTCTCCGGCCATAGTTAACACGCTCCTTTCGTCATATATTTAATGTGTATGTGTGTGTAAAATTGTCCTATTCTTGCCGTTCTGAGTGCATTTATCTTTTTCATAATTAACACTCCTTGATTTTGTGAGTTATTTTCACTCGCGGTATATTCTCTTTTTCTTGATGTCCTCAGCCTTTGAAAAGCGAGAATACTTGTTTTTATGTGTGCGTGTGTTTTTGACTTTGCCGAACTTTCGCCGTTGTGTTTGTATCGGCTTCTTTTTGCCTGTAAAGTGATTATAATTAGATGATTGCATAATCGAACCTCGATGTGCTATAATCCCCTCAAAGGAGGTGATTACAATGGATAAAAATATGTTTTGGAACTTTTCCATCAAACCAAAACGAAGCACTGTCAATGTTGTATCTGCAAAATCAGGACTTATCCGGCAAATCCCCTGAGGAAATAAATAGTATGTACTGGGATGCTTATTACAGAATTAAAAAAGACGATTATAAGAAAACCCAGTCAAATTATTTTGCTACTTGTATGCAGAACATAGTGCAAGAGACAGGTCAACCATAAGCCTTGTTAAGATAGCAAACTTCAATGTTGATTTTGTCTTTGCGGACTTCTCGGATAACAGCTCCAACTGCTTGACGAGAAGTTCTCTTTCTTTTGACTGTAACATTCAGAATCACCTCCATATTTGCATTGATAAAGCAATAACTTCATATATCAATACTGAGTTACTTGTTGAAAAAGCATATAAAATTGAGCGTAAATAATTACTCCCATTCGGAATGGTTTTCGTACAGATCTTGTGCATCAACCGTTCCGATTTTCTTTCCTTTGAATGTGAAGTATTCAACAACTCTTCGGCAAGGGTCATTTTCTTCGCCTGTTCCAATTACTGATTCGGTTCGTATGACTTGAACAACCTGCGCCGTTTGAAGTCCTCTTTTGCGGTGTGTATGTTCAGGGTAATTCATAGTAACCTCCTGTTCTTGCTATTATTTTTCTGCCGTGATATATAGCTTGTCATCTGTATTGAATGACGAACTTATTAAGCTGAAAAATTCGCATAAAACCAATGAAAAAATAAAGTGAATAATGTAGCTATTATCGCAGCGTATATTGCATAAGCCTTCCACGCTTGACTTATACGCTGCATTATCAATGTGCCGATAATTGCAACCCACCACATAAGCAGTGATAATATTGTCGGTTCCATACAAAGCCTCCTGTTCTTGCAGCTGTGAATTTGTTTCACAAATGTTTCTTTTCTGTAAAAAAATTGTGAAATATCCAAAATTTGTTTGACCGTATCAAAATTTGCTGATATAATGACCTCGCCTATTAAGGCAAAGGAAGGACGTGGTTGCCATAACCAAACTTGTTATACTTTGCCTGTTCTCAAACGATAAGGTCATCAGACGGTGGTGCCAATACACCTAAAAAGGGCTAAAGATAACAACTGATACGGCGTATCGTGCTTAGCACACGTAAAAGTGCTTTCGATTGACAATCGTAAAATGTTGACCGTATTAAGTGTTCCTTAAGGTAATCGGCGATTAGGCAATTTGCAGAACCGTCACTGCTAAAGTGATTACGCTTCTGAAGAAATACACGGAGCGTTTGTGTATGATGAAAATCTGCAAGAGGTATTGAGTAAACAAATACGGACAAAGGCTGAATGAAAACGCTCTTCATTCGGTTTTTTGTTTTTTATGGCGTATTAAAGAAAAATGTACCGATATCCTCTTTGGCGATCTTCAGGAGTACACACAACTCATATATTTCCTTAGAGTTGAAATACGAACGGCATTTGAGCTTGTTTGTAAACGCGTTCTCCGATATACCTATCGCCTGTGCGGCTCTTTTCTGAGTTACGCCCATTTCTGACATTCGACCTAACAATCTGTTGTATCGAAACATATTAAGCCTCCTGTTCTTGCATTTGTATCTGATTAAGATACATTGTCTTCAAAAAAAATGTGCTCAATTTCGTCAGCAGTCAAGTGATAGCGTCTTTTCATTGCCGACATCTCTGGCTGCGTAAAACTTGCACGACCGTTTATCTTTGCAGAAAGCGTTGTTCTTGATATGCCTAACGCTTCTGCCAACTTATACTGTGTGTCACCGTTAAGACACATAACGCTCATCAGCATTCCTTTGTTCATTGTATCGCCTCCTGTATCTTTTTAAGATACTTTTATTTTAGCACACATTTTTTATTTGTCAACCCTTTTTGTATCTTTTTTTTAACTTTTTTTGAAAAAATATTGACATTGTGTTAAAAATGCGATACAATTCGTTTATACAAGGTGGTGAATATAAATGACCGTTGGAGATTATATAAAAGAGTTGCGAACTTCAAGAGGTTATTCTCAGGAGCAATTAGGTAAAATGCTTGGAGTTCAAAGAGCCGCCGTCCAAAAATGGGAATGTGGAGCAGTACAAAATCTTAAAAGAGAAACAATAAAGAAACTCTCGGAAGTATTCAATGTTCCTGCCTCTTCCTTTATTGATAGTGTTTGTGATCCAGCATATAAACCTACCGATGAAGATATAAAATTCGCCCTCTTTGACGGTGCGGACAATATAACCGATGAAATGTATGAAGAAGTCAAGCGCTTTGCCGAATATGTAAAACAAAGGGAGAATAAATAATGGAGTTATTAGAGTTGTATCAACTCGCCGATGCAGAACATATACCCGTTTATTCCTTTGATTTGCCGCAAACGCACTCTTTATCATTGATGAATAATGACGGTTCTTGTGCAGTTGCTATTGATCCCTTCGGACTTAATTCCACCAAAGACGAAAAGATACGATTAGCCCACGAGCTCGGTCATTGCGTTACAGGGAGCTTTTATAACAGATATTCGGATTTTGATATCAAAGCAAAATCTGAGTACAGGGCTGATAAATGGGCAATAAAAAAGCTCATCCCGAAGGACGAGCTACAAGCCGCATTTGAACAAGGTTATACCGAACCTTGGGATTTGGCTGAGTATTTTAATGTTACTGAAGAGTTTATAATTAAAGCCGTAAATTTGTATCAATTAGGAAATATATAATTTCAATGGACGGTGAAGTTTATGGACGGGCACGATTATGAATATCAAGTTGCTAATTATCTGAGAAATCACGGTTACACAAATGTTAAAGTAACAAAAGCCTCTGGTGACTTTGGAGTTGATATAATCGCTCACAAAAAAGGATATAAATACGCCGTACAATGTAAGTATTATTCTAATCCAGTAGGCGTAGATGCCGTTCAGGAAGTGGTAGCAGGTAAAGCCTTTTACTCTTGTGATTATGCAATGGTTGTTACAAACAATACTTTTACGCAACCTGCTCAAGAACTTGCAAAATCCAATCATGTTATTTTGCTTGATAACATAACATCGAACAATCCGTTTTCTTTTAAAATAA